TCAACAGCGGTTTCATATGCTGTAGTAGTTGAATACATTTTCAAACTTGGTGGTGTGCCTGTTGCAGTGGAAACATTAGTCAATAATGCTCTAAATACACCAGTGTTAGCGGTAGCAGGGTCACGAAGTTGAAATCGGATTTCTTTTATTTTCAAACCTTCACTTTTTGGTATTGAAACATAATCGCTCAAATCTACTCGTCCGTATAATGTCGCTACTGCCCCATTTGCATCAAATGTAAATTGTAGTCTATCTCTTAAAATTAGGTCGTTTTTTCCTTTCGCCATACCATCGCCTGGGCTTGTACAGCCTAAAAACCTATCATAATAGGGTCAGCTTTTCCTATCATGATAGGGTCTTATGGGCAAAAACGAAAAAAAAGCATGACTGAGCCCCTAAACATCACCTCAATCTTCTAATCGGTGGCTATATTACCCCCCCAATCCATAGCGGTGGCTATTGGGAGGCCGACAGGCTATTGGGTAACCCATCCTATCCACCCGATAGGGTGAAAAATTGGCGTAGCCAGCCAAAAAAAAATAGGTTTAATTAAATAAGAAGGGGTTGCTTTGCGATTCCATGGGAAGTATAATCAAAACCATAAGTTTGGACGGCCGAACTCAAAAGATAGCCGAAACTATACCCAACTTTAGTCAGTGGGTTAGAGCAAAACTATTGGAGTTAGAAGAGAAAAGAGTAACGCCCAGGCATGGGTGGCTCTATCATTGTCATGAGTGTAATCACGCTTGGACAAAACCCGATAAAGATGATTTCTTTTATTGTATGAATCGTAAGTCTTATTGTAAAGATCGAATCATTCCTCAAGAGGTTGATTTAGAATGAAAGTTTTGGATTTATTTAGTGGCTTGGGTGGATTTAGTGAGGCTTTTGTAAAGCATGGTCATGAAGTATTAAGAATTGACAATAATCCTTTGTTGAGTGAAGTTCCTAACACACAAATTATTGACATCTTTGCGTTTAGAGATGAGTTAGTATCTCATATTGCTGCAGGGCATACTATTAGTCAGCCCGATGTTATTCTTGCAGCACCACCATGTTTACAATTTAGTAATGCATATCATGCGCCAAAAAGTATAGCCGCTAGAAATAATCAAGAATATAATCCTAATATGGATTTACTAAATGTAGCATTAGAAATAATTAATTTATTAAAACCAAAATGGTGGGTTATAGAAAATGTAGTTGGTTCAATAAAATATTTCCAAACAGATCTGGGCTCACCTCGCCAAAAAATCGGTGCTTTTGTGTTTTGGGGAAACTTTCCAATGATTCATGTACTACAACAAATACCAACCAAATCGGAACTAGATAAACGACATTCACCACTGCGCAGTAATTACCGTGCGCAAATTCCTTTGCCGGTTAGTATGGGATTATTGACGGCAATATTAGAGCAAACCTACATTACTGATTGGGTTTAACTACGATCGTTCTCACAACAAAGTTGCCAATTGTGGAAATTGTAAAAGGACTATCAAATATAGTAATCTTTCACACCAAACAATACGCTCATTTTGTAGTTTGTCAATTGGTGCTATAGGCTCAGTCATTTTTCAACGCCTTTTCGATTCTGTTTAATGTGTTTAATATTTTTTTTAGAATTTCTTTTACACTCACGGTAGCATCCTCACATTTCCATTATCCTCGTATTTGAGTGGCGGCCACTGTTCTCTTACTGCGCCACTGACAACGCCCTGGAGTGCAAAAAGTCGAATCCAGTCCGGCACACCCCCCAATGTTGCGGATTGTTCACCAAATGCAGCGTCATATCCTACCATAGTCCGAGCAGACTTCATGAAATCCCTTTGTTCTGCGGTTGTCAACATTTTCTCGCTATCTTGGGCTGCCAATTGTGTGTAAAAATCTGCCAATGAATCAGCACTTAACATGAATTGAGTTCTTGCACCTCCATATAGATACATAGGAAAGGTTTGTCCAGTAATGCGAGTTTGGGGTATAACACGGCCAAGGGATGAAATCTTAGCGATCTGGGCAATTGAACGCTCACGGATTGTGCCAAGCATTACGGACATATAACTCGCTCTTTTACTATCAACTGCAATATATGCACTAACTCTAAAATTGCTTAATAAAACATCTTCGCCGGCTTTTGAATGTAATATTACATACATGTATATTTTAGGAGTATACCATGAAAATGTAGGCATTGAGCCCAGGAAGTTATTGGGAAATTCTCCTGTTAATACTGCGGGCGTACCGCGGCCAAACCAATTATAACTTGCTTTATACAAAATTGTATCAACTCCAGCATTAGGAACGTCATTTAGCCAATTATCGGGCGTGCCTCTAATAACTTCACTAGTCAATAAAAGCGGTTGTGATGATAATACAACTTGGACGCAACACGATTCGCCATCAAAATCAAAATAAGGATTGTCTAAGTATACATCGATCGAATTAATTGTATGTCTAACACCTCTTTGCAAATTTATAATCCTTTCAACAAATATATTTCCATCTGTAGATGTCATAGAAGGAATGCTAATTGATTCTCTAATTTCATGTATTGCCATTACTTTCGCCTCTTTTTAAGTGCCATTTTGCTATATTTTACTGCCGAAGATTTTGCGGCTTCTTTAGTTTCTTTCTTAAATTGTTTAGCCATTTTCTTCAAATCTAGTTTCCCAGATCTAAGTTTAATGTGATTTGCTTTCTTCTTAACATAACGATTCCATTTTGATGGTTTACGCTTTTTAGCCGCTGGTGCTTTACTGACAACGCTTACATCCATGTTTTCAGTCATATCTTTGACATTACCCCCTGTTGGAACCAAAGTTTCACCGGCTTTAATGTAAATTTGCATTGCAGGAGTTTCTTTGAGCATATATGCTTGATATGCTGGAATCGCTATCATATCTATGGGGAATACTGTTTCTTCATCCCCAATAATAAGGCCAACCATAACACCAGTGGCAACATCCTTAACAATATCTTTAGCAAGACCCATTTAACCAACTCACAAGTCGGTTGCTTGGGTTAGCATTGCTTCCATATCATCTTTGGTTAGTTTGACTGGTTCTGCAATAACCATAATGTCAAGTTCAACAGTATCGTTTTGAAGTAGTACACAACCACTAGCAGCAACACCAATTAGAATATCGGTTACTACTGGAAACCCTTCTGGGTGTAGTGTAGGAGTAGAATATTCAATATAATCAGTGTATAGAAAAGCATCAGTATCTTGTTCTTGACGGATCTCGACACAATTGATAACATTAGGTGAACCGACTCCAACATCAACAGCGGTTTCATATGCTGTAGTAGTTGAATACATTTTCAAACTTGGTGGTGTGCCTGTTGCAGTGGAAACATTAGTCAATAATGCTCTAAATACACCAGTGTTAGCGGTAGCAGGGTCACGAAGTTGAAATCGGATTTCT